TCACATGTTCGCGATGATCGCGTCGCCAAACTCTGAACATTTCAGCAGCTTAGCGCCTTCCATCAGACGTTCGAAGTCATAGGTCACGGTCTTGGCGGCGATAGCGCCTTCCATGCCTTTGACGATCAGGTCTGCGGCTTCGAACCACTGCATATGGCGCAGCAGTAGTTAACCAGTAACATCATTACTTATTGATTTAAAAAGAATAAAAGGTATTTTTGATACGTGGTTAATGTTTTTAGTCTAAGCCCTAACCTATTGAAATTCATTAGTATATTTTCAGTTTTGATAACCGGCTTTGAGTCTTTCTGCTCATCTGGATAGTGAATTATTAGCCAATAATACTCACTCCCTGTGAGTCGGGTTAAATATTTCCGGTGTTATAACTCATGATTTGAAAAGAAAATAAAAAAGCCTCGGAGTCCGAGGCTTGCATTAGAACCAGCAGCGCCATTATATTATTTAATTACTACCTACCAAGTAATGATTGCTCTTTTCCAAACCATCTTCCCTTTTTTTTCTTCTTTTATATGCAGAATCCTTTTCATAATAAAATATAAAAGAAGAGAAAACGCTATGATAGCAATATATGTCCCGATGCCGAAAGACACCAGAAACACAACCAAGATCCCAAAGAGCGCTACCAGTAAAGATGTGCAGATAGATATCAAATTAATTGTCTTGCGTGCATCTCTTGATACATAACCTTTAATCTTAAATGCATGGCAACTGTGGCAGTGGTCCTCATTAATTAAAATTGCACCACAAAATGGACATTTATCATCTTTTGTTGTCATTTATTTTAAATCTCAACATAATAGTAATCACTCATCCACAACCTTCCCTGGCAAGCGCAATCAACAACAGAATGTACTTTATTTTTTTGTTCTATTGTCTCAACTCCCTCAACAATCACGAAATTGCAGTATGATTTTATTTTATTTATTATTTTAAAGAATTCGCTCTCACTCTGTATTCCCCAGAAGTAATCTTTATCAATTTTTATACATTCAAAATTAAACATATCTATAACTGTTAAGCTTGTTAAGCCACTCCCAAAATCATCCAGCCATACTGGACACAATTTTGAAAGACACTTTAAGTCAACCATACAGCATTTAGTATTGAATTCATGAAAATGCTCGTTAATCTCAAAAGCAATGTTTTTTTGGTTTTTTAAGTAATCACCAATATATTTATCGTTCAAAATACAATCGCTAATAAGACTGTCAACATTCAACGAAACTGGCTTGAACTTCAATTCTGATGCATCAAGCTTTTCAATTGTCAATATCTGTTTCTTAAACACATCGATTTTTTCTTTATCGCTTAATGAAGTGAAACAAAAACCACTTTCATTAGCAAGGTAATCATTGCAGTCCTTTTTTTTAACATTTTTCGTGAGAATTTCCCAAGAATGAATAGAACCATCTTTTTTAAAAGATGGTTCTAAAACAAATCTACAGGAATCTATTTCCATATTGTTCTTTATCATTAAAAAAACACCGGAACTAGGAATAATCCTAATCGTGTCATATTTAGAAATCAAAGGAAAATAGTTTAAAATGATCGATAACGATCGAACAATAGACGAAACCTATCACATTTCTTAAATCGATCGATTATTCAAATCAAATGACTTAAAAGGGAAAAAAAAGAAACATGATTTCAATATAAATTTTAATAAAATCATATTGTTATGGAATGACAATACATTAGTGGCATGTATCAAACGTTAGTTGAGAGGGGTCTGTGGTTCCGAGGAAATTTATCCGTATTGGCAATGCCGATAATAAACCATCTTAAAAATTTATATGTATAAAATCATGAGAAAAGAAATCATTTCATCTTCAATTATTCGGCATGCAATATCCATTCTTCCCGTTACGTTTAACTTCATATAGCATTTCATCAGCCTCTTTGATCCACTCGATGATTGATTCTTTATTTTCTGCACAAGAAATACCGATACTGACAGTACAGTAAATATCGTTGTGAGAAGGTAATGAAAGATCTTTAATTTTTTTCTGAATTATATGAACCATAGCTATAACAAGCTTGCTATTACTATTATTAACAATAATAGCCAACTCATCGCCACCAAATCTTGCTGGTACGTCCTTCTCGCCAGCACACTCTCGTAATATTGTTGATATACGAGATAACACCGCATCACCTACTTCATGGCCATAGGTATCATTAATTTTTTTAAAATTATCAACATCAATGAGCATAAGATAAGAATGAATTCTCTTTTTACGCGTTGCACGAAAAGCACTTTCCATTTTTTGCTCAAAAAAACGGCGATTTGGTAGATCTAAGCCAGGATCCATCAGAGCCTGTTTTTCCAGTAACTCCCTTCTTTTCCTCAACTTTATAGATAAGTGCCTTGAAACAATACTCAGTACTATGGGATAACAGGTCGCCAAGGGTAAAGAAAGCAATACCGTTCGGGTACTGAATTCTATCGTATATCTGAAATCATTTACTAACCAAACTGTCATGAAACTAATCATCATCCACATTAATGCTGGTTTTAAAATTTTCCATCCACCAGCAGCATAGCGATCAGCTATTTGAACTGAGATTATGAATAATGATGGAATTGGACTAACTTGCATTACGGCTATCCAGATTCCAGCCCAGAATGAATCAAGTATCATATTCTTCTTTTCAGTACTCAGCATATCCTTCGACATCATGCTTGCAAGATAAGCAACCGATGGCCAGATGAGTGCATTCAGAATTAACAAGGCTGTTGTTATTTTTTGATGTGACTGTTCCTGGAGGACTGAATATATAGGAAGAAAGCAAAGAACGACACCAATCTGACGTAAAAAATATACTCGCTTAATGAACGATGAATTTCTATCAGATATGTATTTTTCATCGGGGAAATTTGTTAACATAGAAAGCCTATTATAAATCACTAAGAGCCGCCATCACTTTAACCCACTAAATAACAAGATAAAACCGCCCTGCATTACAAAGTTATAACACGGATGTGAAAATTACAAGATTGCACTTCAATTAATGATAAACGTATCAATAATAACATTTGGTATCCATTTCTTTGAATCCATCCACACGATTTATATCTGATATTTAGTAATACTTTAGGGTTATATTCTTAAAAATGAATTTCCAGTGGAGTTTAGAGCTACTGCATTATTAATTTTGGTAGGCTATTAAAAAATAACACAACATCTGACCAGTAAAACTTTACTTGAACTTACTTATCGTTTACTGCAAATTGTTCTGTGATGTACACAGCAATTAATGTCGTTTCAGTTGCCCCCGGCAAGTGCCTCCGGGGGATTTTTTATGTTCCTCAACTTTCTAGTGCGTCAACTCGCCTAATCAAATCCTGTACCACGGTCACCAAATCGGCAATGATTGCCGTGTAATCCACATTCATCACCCTGAATTTTTCACCATCGATCTCCTGCTCGATGCCGAGGAAGGTATACAAGTCGTCAACTTTTTCAGCCTGCTGGGCGATAAAGCCACGCCTCCGGCGCGTTTCGCCTTTCATATTGAACTCGCATACTCCCAGCGAGTTAATGCGCCTGGAGGCCCCTTCTTGAGGCTCCATGAACGCATCTTTCAGCCGGACATCTGAGCCGGTGGTCAGGACGTCACCCTTACCGGTGGAGATCGTGCCGCCAGCCCGGAAAATCCATGCATCGGTTCGCCCGAATCCGTCAGCGTACAGAACAAGTCGGTGTTCGGTGCCTACCTGCTCCTCCATGTACATTTGGACGTAAGCGCCATCCACGTCACCATACGCTCCTCGCCCTGCCATCAATGAGCGTACCGGATTGGAGGTCAGTTGCGTTCCGATGGCTGGGTTGGCTGGCATGGTCGATGATGCTGTGATCCTCCCGTCCGTTACCCAAAAACTTTGTACCTGCGCGTTCAGGCGGTTCTGCCTGTCGTGGATAAGGCGAGCGGTATAATCCGCACTGCTGCCGTTGTAGTGGAAGTCAATGTAAGGCGTGCTCATTGACAGCTCGATCGCCTGCGTCAGAACCTTCCCCTTTGACGTGTTATCGATGTTGCCGCCAGCTGATAACCCACCGGGCAAAGTCGTCTGGTTATCGGTCCCAATAACGAGGATGTCATCAAAGGTATCTGACGGTGACACAGTGGTCGCTCTTGAACGCTGAACCCTGAACGGTGTTCCCGAGCCAACGGCAATTGTCCCGCCTTGCCCCTGTTTTTTGAGCAGAGCCAGATCTGAGTTCTTACCGAGAATAAAACCGGCATTATCGCTGGTTATAACCTGCGAGCCGTCGAGTTTGTTTCCTCCGGTGAGTTTTGCCAGCGCGTTAAGATCCGATGCCTTCGCCATCCCGCCTATCGCCGGCACGGTTACCTGCTTTCCTGTGATCGGGTCAGTCATGGTGATATTGCCGCTGCCGGTCAGGGCCATCGACCAGCCCTTCACCACACTACGCCAGAATGCAAATGCGCTGGCCAGCTGGTTAGCAAACGACGAGGTACTGGCGGTTTCAGCGGTAATAATGCCGTAACTGGCGCCGGAAAATGCGGTGGTGATATTCCGGGTCAGCGTCAGCTGCGTGTCACTGTCCACGGATTTGATCGCATACAGGTCAGTACTACCGCTGCGGTAGCCTCCCGTACAGAAGATACCGACAGGCGATGCTCCCGGCCGAACAACTTGCCCAGCTTGCCGTACAGGCGAACCAGAACCATTTTCTCTATCGTATTAGTCGTCATTTTTATGCCTCAGCGTCAGCATGGTTCGCTCCCGCCAGATCCCACCGTATGGAACCTCACCACTCAGCTGGCCATACATGTGGTGCAACATTTTTCCGTTGCCCAGGTAAATGCCGGCGTGGTTGATTTCGTCCGCTCTGTACTGCATGAGGATCACATCGCCTGCCTGCAGCTCGCTGGCGTGAGAATAAAACCCGGCCTCCGCATAGTGCCGCACATACAGGTTTTCCCCCCGGGTCCACCAGTTGTCCTCTCTGGGAAAATCAGGCAGTTCGATACCACGCTCCTGCATATACCAGTCGCGGACCAGTCCGTAGCAATCCCAGCTACCGTGGATAAACGGACGGTTCAGAAGAGGCGGGGAATCATCCGGCGTCGTGACGGTGTAGTCGCCTCCTGGCCAGCTGATAATGATCCACGGCAGACCTGTTTTCTGGCAGCCCTGCAGGTCCTCGGCGGATGCGTGCGGACCGGCATCCGGATGCGAATGCACTACGGCCAGCACGTCTCCGGCATCTTCTGCGGCAATCCAGTCACCGGCTGCGATCCGAAAATGCTCCGTCGGCATTTCATGACTGTTTTCGCAGCGAATATATCGCCGCTGTCGCCCGACCCGGGTAATCAGGCCACAGCATTCGTTCGGGTAAACATCCGCGGCGTGCGCCTCAATAGCGGTTTTCAGTCTCTGGCTCAGCATGACTACATCCTCAGCAGACCAATAGCCGGGAATCCGCCAAACGGCAGCATGGCATCATCACCAAAACGTAACTTACAGCCCGCGACTGTTCCCGGGCAGACGTCCAGTGCCGGGTTGTCTACGGGATTGCCGAATTTGTCGTAATAACGCGTGCCGGTATAGCCGCAGTCAGCACCACGGTACTGGCCCTGCATGCACCAGGCACAACGGTTGGTCATCTGGCGTGCAGGCAACTTCTGTCCGGTAACATCCAACGGCGAGCTAAGCTTGAACTGGACCTGTTCATCGTCATCGCTGGATTTACTGTCAATGTAAAAAACATCAATCTGCTCTGCTGTCGGGTCAGCCTGTGGGTTGCCGCCAGGGAAGTTTCTGGCATCGAGATAGTGCGCATACGTGCGGTGAACCGTTACCTTCGCCTGCTTCATATCCTGGAACATGTGGCATAACGCACTGATTGAGCCATCCAGGTTCGCAATGGACAGCTTGGGGGAAGCTGGCGAACCTTCACCGTTGGACTCAACGTCCTCGATCTCACATGGCCAGAGCGTATATTTCACGCCCTGCCAGTAAATCGGTTTGCCCGTCAGCTTTTCCGCATCGCTGCCAGCGGCGATAATTTCTTCTTCGGTATACGGGATAGCGTGGTTGTGAAAATACAGTACGTCTGCACCAAAAGTGGTGCCATCCACTTCGAACAGAGTGATGACGTTACCGGGTTCCAGTTTTTGATCGTCGGCTGCAATGCCCATAATGTCCTCGCTGCGGGACCGAAGCCCCAATAATAAAAAACCCCGCTAAGCGGGGTTAAATTGATGGTGTGGGTGCCGGACGGCACGGGAGGTTAACGGGGAAAGTGGTAGCCGGCATCGGTGCAAAACGGCATCATCACCTCTATCATATCGTCGCTATAAATAATGACACCTGCCCGAATGATTTTCCCCTCTCCACTTCTTGTTACTGCCGCAGTTAACAGCGCCTTGCCTGCATAACCACCATAGGAATTTTTGGCGTTAATTTGAGCGCAATAAGCATCCCCACCCATATCCGGTTGCCAATAAATTTTGGCGCTATCCGGATCTTTCAGCTTCTGTTTCGCAGACTCTTCGATGACCTTTTTTTCCGACGCCGTTAACTCACGTGCTGCCGCTGTACCGGAAAAAAGAACGGCGATGCTTGCCAGCGCCAGTACCATTTTTTGCATTATCATTCTCCATTATATCGGTGCGGCTCTGTATGCCGTCACAAACGTAACAGTAACGGTCATGCGCGCAAAATCAAGCAGTTGAGGCTTTATCTGTGTCGCACGGTATAGCCCCAGTTCTCCCAGCGGATTAACCCACAGGAATGCGCTTGTTTCACCGTGACGGCGTAAAAACTGCAGGATCGGCATGACCTCCTCCCTGTAGTCGGTGAATGTCAGTGGCCATGATTGCGATTCAGGATTAATACCGTCGCCAGTGATCTGCTCATAACCATCACCATATTTCACGGACCGGGTCGCATATTTAATATCCGCGGCAGGACCATTCAGCGGCGACCAGTCGAAGGTTTCCAGTGCGGCCATTAGCGCATGCTCCTCAGTTTCACATCGATCATCCCACCGTTACCCATTTCCTTATCCAGGGTGCTCAAAACTATCTGAACGATTTGTTGCTTCATCTGAGCGATACCACTCTCTGACCGCTTCCCGGACTGATCCGGATTACCGTTACTATTGACCACCTGTATCGGGATATTAACCGTTATTCCCCCTGCTGCTCGCTGGCTCTCACCAGTCATTGGAAGCGGCCCGCTCGGCACGCCAGCCAGCCCACCGTTGGCGTAGCCACTACCGTAAGTTAACTGGTTCAGAAAGCTGAGCATGCCTGGCCTTTTAACCACCTCCTGTGGCACAACCCACTCACCCCGGTGGACTGGTCCGGCAACCTCATACTTCCCGCCATCACCGGTATACCCGCCGCCGGAGAATCCAGACAGAAACCCGCCAAAATCCGCGAGGATGCCAATCCCGGACCCCGACATAGCTGAGCCTGCAGATCGGATGGACTGAAAAAAGAGCATTTTTGTTATCATCTGCCCAATATCGTCAATGATAGACAGCGCCATCTCCTTAAATGACGATTTCCCCCGCGACGCCATTTGCCAGATCGAATTGGCCATGCCGTCCATTGCATTGACGGAGGTGTCACGAACCTGGGCATAAATGTTGGTTGCATCGGCGCCCCATTCACGCAGCCCGGCGCGTAATCCCTCGGTCCAGGAACCCTCAACCTGCGCCTTCTCCCGCGATCCATTGCGAACGATGCTCAGTTGCTTTTGTTCTTCTGCATTAAGAAGGCGTGTTTGTCTTTGAAAAGCAGCCTCATTATCTGGTTTGATTGTTTTCTCTGCATCCTCGCGCAACTTCGCGAATTTCGACCTGACCTGCTGCTCCTTCGCCATCTGGTCGTAGGCAGCGCTGCTCATCGTCATCCTGGCCACGTTGGCATCCATCTCGGCCTGTAGCTGAATGGTTGAGCGGTGCAGCTCATTATTCTCCTGTTGCATTTTCAGCGACAGCTGGCGCTGCACGTTCGCCTTCTCCAGCTGTACGTTGATGTTCAGCTGAGCGCGCAGCTCCTGCTCAGCATTGAGAATGCTGCGCTGCCCGGCGGTCAGGATTTTTTTTGCCTTGAGATCGGCGATCTCCTGGTTGAACTGCAGCAGCTTTCGCTCTGAACCGGTCAGGTTAACGGTCTGCTGGTTTTGCTGACGAAGAACCGATTCCTGCTCGCGCAGACTCTGCAGACGCTGGGTGGCCTGGTCATCTTTGTACGCCGCCGGTTTCTTCTGCTTCTCCCCGTACAATTTATCTATACCGCGTAACGCCTGCGCGTACTCTTCCGTTCCTTTCTTGAGAGTGCGATTGAGAGCCGCCAGTGCATCGGCGCGCTGCTTCTCTTTTGTCACGCCAGCAGCCATCAGTCCTTGAACGGTATTTTCGGCCTTCACGCGATCAGCTGTATCTTTCCGCAGCTTCTCTTGCTCCTTCCGCAGCCTTTCCACCTCTTCGCGCTGTTTTATCGCCGGGTCCGGGCTGGGTGTCAGGTTTATTCCCAATGCTGACGCCTGCGCCTGGGCTGTGGCCATCTGGGCGTCACCCATTGTTTTAAACGCGCTGCTGACATAATCCTTCAGCGATTTCCAGGCCCCTTTCAGCCCGTCAACCTTATCTTCCTGATCCTTTATCTGCTTTTCCAGCTCGGCCATCGCCTGCTTTTGCAGGAGCGCCGTAGCCTCACTTTCCCTGCCCTGACGCTGCAGCGTGACTATCTGATCGATAAACGTCGCGTTTAGCTGAATTCCCTGATTGTTCAGCTTCTCCATCGCCTGGACAGGATCGCCCTGCAGATTCGTGAGCATCGAGACCAGATCCCCCGAACTCTGCCCCAGCTCTTCCATCCGGGCGCCAAGTCCGGCAACGCGGTCCAGCATTTCACCACCGAATCCGGCATTAACAGACGCGGTGATCGCTTTTACGGCACCGTCAGTATCTCCCAGCTGCGACTGCAGGCTCTGGAGATACTGAACCGACATAATCGACTGCTGCCCTGATTTGAATAACGCATTGCTGTAGCCGCTGATAGTTTCCTGAGACTTTGAAAACGACGAATAGAGCATCGTCACCGCGCCGGCGATCGCCATGATACCGATCCCGACCGGGCCACCGACCAGCGCCAGGGCGCCACGCAGTGTTCCCGCCGCCGCCGCCGCTGCGCGCTGCCGGAACGTCAGCTCCTGGCTGGCCGTGGCCAGCGTTCGCGTTGAGGTGGTCAGGGTACGCCTGGCGTCAGACTCAGCGATATCTGCGGCCAGAACCTCTTTTGTGGCTTCTGCCAGGCTCTTTTTCCCGCGTGCCTCAGCTATATTGGCCTCGCTGATGGTGCGGGCGTTTTTCGCGTGCTCTGCTTCATAGCTGGCCGTGATGCCATACTGCTTATTCACCTCTGCCTGTTTGGCATAATACTCATCCAGCGCAAACGCCTTCTCGCGCTCCGCCTGCGCCGCCTGAATGGTTTGTACGGCTGCTTTCTGCCGCGCCAGTGCCTCTTCTCGCAGCGTGCGGGCATTGTTGATAGACGCCTGCGCGCCATCTACCGCCGCCTGCGATGCGGCAATCTGAGCCTGTCGCTGTAGCTCCAGACTTTGCGTGCTACTGGTCAGCGCAGTACTCATACCTTCGGTCAGCGCCGAGATCGCCGCAGTGGTGAAACTGCTGCCGGTAACGCCACTACCGGCAGACAGATTCGCCAGTACGTTACGCATCTCATCCAGCCCGGTAAGCCTTAGTGACCCCAGCTTTTCGATACGTTTATCCAGCCTGGAAAATTCAGCATCAGCGGCTTTTACACCTACGCCGATCCCCTTAAAGGCAGCCTCAGTTTTTGCCGCATCAGCCTGTGCTTTTTTGTTGAACTGCTGTGCGTTGCCATCCGCCTGACGCATTGCGTCAGCGAACTGCGAATTAAACGTCGCACGGTTGAGGTGCAACGCGACAGCGAGTGATGCTACATCAGCCATTTCCAAGAACCCTCAGGCAGTTTTCAAAATCATCATCCCGGGCTACGGCAGAGGGTGCTGTAGATGACTGTGGAGCCGCCAGTGGTGGTTCTCCCTCTTCTTTAAGGAGCGCAAAGTACGCCTCCCAGTAGGTCAGGATGTTCGCCGGCATGGCGGCCAGTTTCGTGGGGTCCGGCTCACCCCAGCGATCTGCCAGCGTAAACAGGGTGCGCAGCTGGGGTGATTCGGTTAGTTTTTTTTGGCATCTTCCAGTGTGCCGATAGCATGACGCTGTACGGCAATGACCGCCTCCAGCAGATCTGCTCCCGAATGGGCTGACAGAAAAGCCTCTGCGGCCGGGAGTTCATCCGCTGCCGGGCGGCTTCCGTCCTCATTTACCAGCGCAGAGAGAAACAGTGTGATGCCACGGATAGAGGTCTGGCGAGCGTTGTCATCGCTCTTTTCCAGCGCCTGCAGATCGGCTTCATAATCCCATAGTTCCTCCTGCGTCAGACGGCGAATAAAGATCTGCTGACCAAGCAGCGTAATCGGGTGGGCTTTGATAATAGGGTTGAGAAGGTTTTGATAATTCACAGTCGTTATTCCTTTTATTCACTACCACTATTGGTAGTCCACTTCACGCCGCCGTTCTGCTTGCCGTATACCTCGTCCTGCAGGACTTTACCATCAGGCTGGTCAACGGCCTGCTGTGCCCATCCGGACAGCACCAGCTCCATTTCTGCCGAGCGCCCATTTGGGAAGTCGAAGAAAAACACCACGGTCTTATTGGCCTCCGCCGCTTCCAGCAACGCCTGCTGATTCGCATCCGTCGGATCGGCAATAAACACCAGGGTTTTATCCTCACCCTCACCCATATCGGCCATATATTTCGGATCACGGTCAATAAGGCGTGTCACCTTCATGAAAGTGCCCTTTTTGCCTACGGCACCGATGGCCATCGTACTTTGCAGTAGTTTTGCCGCCGTCTTCAGCGTGCCTTTCATACCCCAGTACGTGCGGGTTCCCGCCGGAATGCTTGCATATTCCGAGGGGCTTTTAATGACGTCTTCACCCATTTTTTTCTCTCTCTTTTTGACTACCGGCCTTCCAGCCCATAGCGAATTTCAGCTGCCAGTATCGACAGCACTTTTTCGACGTTGTAATCCAGCGCCGGACGGATAAACGGCTTAGACACCTGTTTCACCGTGCCGAACTCCTGCGCCAGCGCTTTCATGTGATGTGCTTTGCTGGGACCGACTCGAAACGTGATGAGAGTCCCGTAGCGCTCGCTCTTTGCGGCGCTGGTTGAGCTACGGATTTTGATCGTGTCGCGCATGTGCGGCCCGCCGCTTAACTCGTCGTAGCCGGCGTTTTGTTGCATATCTTCCTGCACGATGGCCAGCGCCCGGCGCCCGGCATCACGCAACAACCTGGTGCTGACCTTCTTGTCCATCTCGGAAATCAGGCGTTCAAAATCCTTCCCCGACGGGAATTTCATCTCAATGCGCATGGGGTTACTCCGGAGTGGTGAATATAAAGTCGCGCACCAGACGGTACTGGATGCGACCACTGGTCAGCGTGATCTTGTCCTGCTGGATACTGCCGCGCGTCACGTAACTGACCGGACAATCCTCAAGACGGCTTTGCACAATGGCTTTCCATTCTGACCAAAGCTGCTTATCCAGCATCAGCAGGCGGCTGTAGTTATCGATCAGATAAATCGCCACCTGTATGCGGACAGAGGAAAGCCCCGTTCTGGCCAGGCCAGCCCCTACCGGCGCATCCGAAATACGCTGATATGTCACCCCTTCCTGGACCGCGTCCGGCAGTAAAAGCGGATACGCATTCATGCCGGTGATGCGCTCCAGCGCACCCTTAATCGCCAGCTCTATCATGCCGTCCGTCAGCCTCCCCCGTAATAATGATCCGGTCCGTTTTGCGGTCGATATTCCGGACGGTATAAACCAGGTTTTTCGTCGTGATTTTCCAGTCAATATCAACCAGCACACCCGGATAGACCGTAAACAGGCAGGTTTCCACCACCTGCTGCTGATCCAGCGTGCGGACTTTCCGCCCCGATACCGCCATGAGCTTTAGGAATGATGTGGTCGACACTTGAGGCTTTCGTGGCAATACCGTCTCGCCTGCAGTTCTGACAAAGGTATTTATCCCTCTTCATGATACGGGCCCGTTTAATTTCCCACGGTCGACCATAACCACGTTCCTGCCGAGTTTTTCCGGGCTGATAGTTACGCCAGCCATCACCAGCGTGTTGCTGCCTATGCATCTCACAGTATCCTCCGACATCATTGGTCACAGCCGTGCATCCTCTGTGCCGGCAAGGTCGTTTAGCTCGTGGCGGCATAAACATCCTCGAGCATGAGTTGAGGGAGAAGAGTTAAAGCGGCACTGTCGATGAGAAACTCTGAAACGGGCAGCGATGAGCATGACAATCCGTCACACTCAATCGCCACCAGCTTCTCGTCTACGTATGCAATTTTTAAGTTCTTCATCGCGTTACCTTTTGCGAATAAAAAAGCCCCGCAGATGCGAGGCTACTGGTTAAATATCAGGGTGTTACTGTGAAAGCTCAGAGTGTAAGGTTGCGGCTCAGCCTATCTGTGGTGGGACACAGTTAAATATTGTACTTGCAGAGGAATGGCTGATTAGCTCTGCTTAAGGAACTTTAAAATGGAAGAAGAAATTAAATATAACATCGAGGTGGATTGCTCAACTCTGGAGTCTGCAGCAAAAGAAATAAGAGCTCTCAAAGGTCTTCTGGCAACTATGTTTGTTTGCCTTGATCAGGATATGAAGAGTGTCGTAATACATCAACTTTCGCAGATTGATGATGAATACAACCAGAAAAACTTGGAGATGCTAAAGCAAATCCAACATATCCATAACCGACCTTAATAGCTATGGCAGACGGTTACAGGCTGTCTGCCGATCTATTATTTATTTCGATATCTTAATTGTAGTTCCGCAATCTTACAGCCCATAAAGTGTAGTAGTGCCTCAGCAGCATCTAACCGTTTGAATACCTCATCAATGTTTGGCTGCATACCTGAAGCGTATATCTTACCCTGCGTTTGAATGCTCCAAGCACTGACAGAGGTCAGGGTATTATCCGGTTTATAACACTCTGCAGAGGAAATTGCCGCTGAGACTACAAGCTCCTGCAGGTCTGGGCGATCATGTTCCACCACCAGAGATTCATCATTCGCATTGACATCATAAGATAAGGTAAACGGAGCGGTAGCCTTGCCTGATATAACCTTCTCGACCAGCACGCAACCAGACTGAATGACTTTAAATCTGACTTTGACCCCACAGATAATGCCATCATTAATCTGTTGAAGGTTTGTAATAGTGACTTTCAACGTTTTCAAGTTGCTTCTCCTCATTATCTCTTAAAAGGGATATCGTTTTTTATCCCTTAGAGGGGATAGACGTTCGCACCGATTCGTAAATCCGCTCACAGGGCATTCCTGTTTCCCCTGATTGGTTTTGTCACATATTCTCGTCCAGGATGTCCTCAAGCCATGAAACCGGCTAAAAAAAAGGCCGCATAGATATGCGACCTTTGGTTAGTACCAGTTAGAAAACTAAAATCTCTCAGGAGCCACCCAAGAGAGGCTTTTCTGCTTTTTAACTGACCACTGCCGTTTCGGTGTTGGCTGGCAGTGATAACGTGATGATAGCTTCATTTAAGTTATCGATAGCATTTAAATATCGAAAGAGCTCATTGAACCAATCATTTTCAACTTGCCGGAACATTCAACCAGAGCAACAGGCTTCTATGCTGGTCTTTTGAGAGCAATTATCAGTTCGCCCTAACGAGGCTGGTAACTAACATATTATTCGATGGTTCCTTAGACAGTGACCCATAAATCTAATTGTTTAATGTACCATTGGATGGGCACACAAATAACCACACCATCCCCAAAGTTAACAGATTTGATAACACACCCTTGTGGCGGAAAAAATTCCGCACCAGTCTGGGGCCGGATCGAGCGCTCAATGCCGTAACGATAACCGCATGGTAGTTGTGGTAGTAAGTTTACTGTCATGAGTGGCTACTTAGTTTAGAGTGGTTTGAGATCCTATAGTGCATGACATCCCCTGAATTAGATACAAACATTTCGATGCTGAAAGCTTGAATGTCTTGTTTTCAGATTTTTTGTTCACTTAAGGCCACTTATTTCATGTGCTATGCCTGTTACTTACTCATCGCCCGATAGTACGCCTGCCAGCGATACTTATCCAAACGGAGCTGGCGCAGGCATTGAGCGGTTTCTACATCAGACTGTAAATCTTCATCGCTGTCATTCCCTGCGTCACTTGCTTTGCACGGCGGACTCATCAAATCCGGGGATGGAGTTGGCAGCATCGATGGCGCGCTGACGCAACTGCACAGCAGCATCATCAAACCTACACACAGTACGATTCGGAGACTGAACATATTTCACCACGTCGCGGGTTATTGTTTTGTAGATGACCTTACCCGCTTCGTTAGCAGTCGCGGCCTTTTCCTCTACAGGCTTAATGGCATTCTCGGCCTTCTCTCTCTTCTTCGCAGCCTGAGCATTGATGTGATCAGCGTGGGAACTCCATCCCATACGCCATGAAATGGCACAGGACATTAGCAGGATTGCTATTGCGATGATAACGGCGGTTAAGCGACTCATCTTTGCTCCCATAAACACACTTCACGCTCAATTTCCCTCCGGGTAATAAGTCCTTTCCACTGCTTACCTTTGGCATAGGTCCAGCGGCGCAGCTGATCACACGCACCTTTCTGGTCACCCTGGTTGATTTTGCGAAGCAGAGTAGAGGTCTGGAAGTTCCCGGCTCCGACGTTATAGGCGAATGAGTACAGAGCCCCACGCATTGTTTCTGGGATCGGTTTTTTGATGTAAGGGTTGATCTGCCAGGCGACGGTATTCAGGTCTTTATTTAGTAGCGCCCGACACTCTGCCTCGGTATAGGTTTTGCCGAGCATGATGTCTTTACCTGCGTGGCCGTAGCAAACCGTCCAGACACCTACCACATCCTGATAAGGGGAGTATCGCACTCCCTCAAGCCCATCATTACCCATCGGGCCAGTGATGAGTGCAGAGGCAATCGCCAGGGCCCCGCCGCCCACCGCCGCAAGAACAGTTTTACGTAGTGTCGGAGACATTATTCACCTCGAGCAGCTTTTCGCCGGTCTTCTTTAATTTTGAAGTACAGATTCGTCAGGTATGTCAGCAAGCCAAATACCAGACTTCCCAGAACACCAATAGCGGCCCACTGGGATGGGGATACTTTGTCGAGCAATTGCAACATCCAGAACCCCGCGTTACCTGCGGACGTTCCGTAGGCAATACCTGTTGTTAGCTTGTCCATTCGATACATACTCCACCTCCGGGTTAACGGGGTGCTTTGTGTTTGATAAGGTTCAGGACCGGCAGGAGGAAATCTTATCAATGATGATTCCAGGTACCTGAAAATGAAAAAACCACCCTGAATAGGTGGCTAGATAATTCAACGCGAGCTATGTGCCCGGGGATAGTGTATTGTTGCGGACCATTCATTAGGAAATATCATATGCAACAACGCAAAAACTCAAAAAACAATCGCAACTACCTCATCAAATGTACCTGCCCTAGCTGCACCAACCAATCAGAACATAGTTACACCCGAGTCCAGAAAGGCTCTGCGCTGATGTGCCCTCACTGTAGTAAGATTTTCACTCAAGACAAACTTCCCACCGCTTAGGCTTTACATCATCATAATCTCTGGTAATGCATCCACTGCTGCGCTCGTATAGATTAGAGAAGTAAGCCCATTAGGCAATGCGGCCGATGAATACCTGTTAGACGGGTCTCGGCTTACTGGCAGAAAATTAACGTTCTGGCATCGGCAAGATAAAAGGCCTGCCGCAATGGAAGGCCTTTAGGGGGTTATGCAGTATGTGTGGTGCCGGGTGCCTCCCGGTAAGTCTGCCCCAGTCAACAGACCCGCGTGTGTGCTCAAAGAAAAAATTGACTGGTCGCCCCACCGCACAGGGGGATTCACCACACACCCACATTAGCTACACGATATGCGCCTGGTCAATTCAATGTAACCAGTAAAATACATCTTTCGGAAACTGTATAACCTAGCGGGCAATAATTAATCACTGCATATTTAATCATTACAAAAACAACAATAAATTTTCATATCTGTTATCAAATTAAGAAAAAAATACTGTTAGGAATTTTCTCACTTAACTCGCACACTACGCCTCACGCGAACCACAATATCCATAGTCTTTCAGAGGATAAGCTCACATGACAACCATAATGATGCTAGCGTTAGCTGTTGTTCTTCTTTTAGTTGCAGTGGGTTCACTGATGTCTTACATCAAAGAAAGACGCGGGTATAAAAAAACTTTCAAAAAAAGATATTAACGGTTATCCACTTTTCAAGAAGCAGGGGTAGTGATACGTAAACATTCCCCCTGTTTTTTTGCTACCACCTTTGGGAACAAAGAACTGCCTTAATCTATAAGTGCTCTCGCTTGTGATGTTCAATTTACCGTTAAAGCGCTCAAGCTGTTGAGCTAAAACCGCAGTCTGGTGCGAATCTTGCGCGTATGAGATTAAACGTGAAGTACAGCACGCTGTAATCCAATTACCATGACCTGATTACTGATGTGAAAAGCCCAAGTAGTGCTTAGGCTAGATTATGAACAAAAAAAACCCGCTTAGAGAAGCGGGAAGAAAGTTGGCAACCAAGGCTGTAACGAAAGGAAGGTGCACCTAATAGTCCGAGCTACCGATTTACCAGGAAAGCCTTCTTTTTTTACCGTTACGTTCGTTAACCATAGCCTGACAGACAAAAAGAGCAAGGCTTTTGTCATTACAGTCACTATGTTAAGGCATTAGTGTGGTGCCGGGTGCCTCCCGGTGAGCATGCCCCAGTCGGCATGGCCCGCGCTGCATTTACAGGTTTCTGTAACTGACTGGTCGCCCCTCCGCATAGGGGGATTCACCACCTCGATAATTTATGATGCAAACATTCAAAGTGTCAATATCTGACCATACCGCCAGCGCCTCTGCCATAATATAAGCCAACAACGCCCACTTAAATTGTATGCATTCTAATACTTAAAGCTATTGCGAAGCCCTGACTCAATGTAGCACTCACTGATATCAGGTAAATGCGAGGTAAGTAAAATGCTATCTACTGATAACCAAAGAATTTCAGAGATTTTTGAACGTTTGGCAGAAATAGCAGCTAAAACTGCTGAATTAACAAGCAACCCTAATCTATCCCCTGCTCAAAAGCAGGCAGCATGTGACAGTTACTTTAGCGAACATGATCAGTTAACAACCGAAGCCCTAGAGATCTTCAAAAAAATCACTAAAAATCCTCGGTGAATGCTGAAGCATGTGAGATTGCGTATGCAATACGACGATATGACAGGGGTATTGATGCAGCGCATCTCGCGAATACCCCTGTCGTATCGCCGGAAAGCAAAAACCCCGCACGGGCGGGGTCTTCATTATATTCAGATTGTCGCTTTTTTCGCTGCCGAGTGGCGCAGCTCTGCCAAGCATGAATTGATTATCTAACTTTCTGGCCCATTTTCAATACCCAAAAGGCAACATAGCACTTTTTGCTAATTCGCATGAATCGCCTTATGAACAGAAAGGAAAGCTTTTGCTCTGAATATTTCAAGACACCAGCGCACTCTTTTCCGGGCCTCACTGTCTGTTAACCATGGCGCCACCAGTTGTATTTCCCGTGTTATGTCTGAGATTTTTTTGCGGGTGGTGTAATAGTTAACGCCAACGAGATAAACAGGATCACCCGTTTCAAATATCGCCAGTACACATCGTTCAACAAATTCAACATCATCCTCAGTGATCGCAGCGTCAATGGCGACAGTTGCCGGTTTTGGCCACAAAATGGCATGCGCCCTGCTTAGTGCCTGCCGCCCGCGATAGCCTTCACTCCTTGCCTGCTCGAGTGCTGCCGTAAAGCGCTCTAATGCTCTATCTGACCAGTGATCACCCTTCATACCTCGCCAGCATGAATGTCCTGATGGTTTGCGCGGGGCCGCACCTCCTCTCATACCTTCTCCCCATACAGTAAGCAGAGATTTTATCCAGGCGGACTGAATGCCATTAAGGGGAGTGAATCGGCCCAGCCAGCTTTTGCGCGGGGCGGCGGCCACTGTTTCTAATCCTGCACGGTGTAGACGGCGTTGACGTGGTGTCATTCTGTTCTTCTCCTTACTACGCCAGAACGCCGAGCGCGTATGCCCGGTCCAGCAATTTAATAATTAATACCGGCTGGGTGCCGTATTCACGCTCAAAAGCGGCAGGGTCATGGTGCAAAGTGCGGTGGTGCTTGCGGCATAATGGGATCGTAAAAATATCGTGGGCCTTGGTGCCTACGCCGCCCTGCCCCCAGCCAATAAGATGATGTGCATCATCTGCAGGCTGCCCACAGCACATACACGGCTGTTTTTTAACCCATGAGATAAAGTCAGCTGATAACCATCGGCTCCGCTTAGGTCTCGCGAATAGTGTCGCCGGTGCAACAGGATCGACGTTCACTGGAACCAGAGGTTTGCCCGGCGTTGTTTTTGCCGTTGGCCTGATTGCTTTTTCGATACGGGGAGAAAGAATGCTGGTGGCCGGTACCGACGGAACAATCTCACTCTCCCTGTAAACCGATTTAATCCCATCGTCTTTAATACGCAGGGATCGGCGCGCCATTTCTTCTGTAATTTCATCGCCAATACCGGCGCCTACCGCCCACCAGCATAGCTCCGCCAGTGACAATGAGCGCTGAGCGTCCAGACCAAGCGCGATGCGGGCAGTGTCGATTACCCAGTCAGCGTTGTTAACACCTACCAGTTGATCGAGGGTTTGTTCCGTTTGGTTTTTCAGCTCATTATCACAGTGCCAGCATGCGATTATTACACCCGTCGAATGGCGAAACGGGACGAGCTCACGGTGATGGTAATCGGAATGTGTCCACTGACAGTTTTTAACCTGCCGGCGCAACCATGACTCGAGGGCACTAACCCCACCAGCTGCAGTGATAACTGCCTTCTTCATGAAAAAAGGTCTGATCCCCATATCATCCCGCAACGGCTGCCGGGCATCAGGAATACGTCCACTGGGTATCTTTTTCATGCTTGCCGGCGGTATTTCCACAAGAACCCGGCCGGCACCGAATAACGGCATTAATTCACTACCCGGCTTAAGCAGCACAATTCCAAGATGGCGTGCAATATCCACGTTAAGCAAAGCGCGCATCAGTCCCTCCACATCTTCTGTATGTAGGTCCTGTCAATCCGTGGCGGCTTCTTCGATTCCGGCAACAGCACGCGGATCTCCCACGATGCAAAGTCTCTGGATAAGCTCTTCTCAACCACACAGTTATTTTTACGGTATCGCTCCACCAGCTCTGTAGCCTCAGCCTCTGAAAGTTGCTCGTGTAAAAACCAACTTTTCTTCATGGCTGATCACCGAACAGTCGCAAAAAATCAATCGCTCTTTCACGCGCGCCGGGTTCTTCAGCGATCATTTCCTGCAACAGCTGCACGGCGAGCATAGGCTCCTTTCGCCCGACGATGGAAATTCCTCTGGAGACACGGCGAGAGAGTTTTATAAAATTTTTTCTCTCTAACGCACGCAGATGCAACAGGACAGCATTAGACGAGCTAACGCCGAGCATATCGGCCAGCTCAGATAGCGTAGGTGGGTAGCCATGCTGATTGATGTAGGCCACCAGCAGATCGAAAACTTCCTGCTGTCGAAAAGTTAGTTTTGAAGACGAAAGCAAACCGGCGCTCGATGAAGGAGCACCAGTCTGATGGGATTTTGATACTTCGGGGGGTTGCGTCATGGTTTCTCTCCGCGACGCAGCAGGTATAGGTTGTTCAGGCCTATGACGGGATTGTAACAGAACCAGGGGGAACCTGGTAACCAACTCCAGACTTAGCCTTTTCAATCATCTGTGAAAAAAGAGAGAGAGTCCCCACTATCTCATCCGGCTGCAAAGGCATAAACGAAACAGTGTCGCCGCGCCGGTACATCAGAGCGCGCTCACACACAGGAAAGGATGTCAGACGAGCAACGATCACCCCATCGTCGCATCTGATAATTGCGTAGCCGGTGTTCGGCATTTCTTGTTTTTTACTCACAGCCAAATCCTCAAAATAAACCAGGCAAGCCACTGGACCTCTACTCAATAGAACCAGTCGTCAGTACTTTCCCAGGATTCCTGAAGGATTTGCTCCATCCGCTTTTTATCCCCATCCATCCCACCAAACAAACTCAAACTATCAGTGCCAGTTCGTCGAATGATCAAACTGCAGCTGTTAAAATTCTGGTTCAGCCTCCGCAGTAGCTCCTTTTCTAAGGCCCAAACTGCACCGTCAGGCAATGGCTTTTTGCGATCGATTGCGATTTCAACTTTCATCGTTAGCCTCCATTATTTTTACTGTATATATATACAGTACATCTATATGGATGAATATTCAATCGCTTAAGAGCACGAATTGTTAATTTTCAGTCAAATGAATCAAAACAAACAACGATATAACCAATTGAATTTAATCGATTTATTAAAATTTTCTTAGCTACTTCCTCTTGACATAGAGTCTTTAGATTAGACCTATCTGGCCCCACCGCTCAGGAGAATCAGGCACAGCGTCAGCGTAAAGAGCAAGCAACAATGATGCATGTCAAAAAATTACAATCCCACTTAACAAACAAGCGACCAAACAGCAGATATGTTCTATAGCTTTTGCTTGCACAAGCAATACGCAAATCACACGTCGACGAACTTTATGGGCACACTGATCCCATGTATGATAGCTACCGTGGATTTTGTTCCATTTGCTTAGATTAATTATATTCGAGACTAAAATGACATCAGCAGATATCCCAATTAAAACAGAGCGTCTACACACTGTAGCCCCGTACATTGGGAAGATGCGACCCGAAATCGCTGGCTGGGCCATCGAAACCGTATCCAAGCCTGGTGATTTGGTGTATGACCCATTCTGTGGTTCGGGTACTGTACTCCTTGAAGGCTGGCTCAAAGGCCGGCACACCATTGGTACTGATCTAAATCCTTACGCCTGTCTAGTATCACGCGCCAAGCTAAATCCGTATGAACATAACGGTGTTGAAGCGGTTAATAAACTTCTAAATAAATATTCTGCTTCTGTAGATAAGATAAAATTAACGATCAATCTTGAAACAACCCCTTGTTGGGTAAGGGATTTTTATAACCCCGAAACATTAATTGAGTTGTTGGCTTGGGTTAAAGTTTTAAAAGAAAATAACGATGAATTCGCACTTGCCTGCCTGCTTTCCATAGCTCATCATCAACGCCCGGGCTTTCTCTCATACCCATCAAGCCATACTGTGCCTTATCTCAGAACAAAAAAATTCCCTCCGAGTGAGTTCCCAGAGCTTTACGAATACAGGGCAGTCCGTCCTCGACTCGAAAAGAAAATTTTACGAGTGTATAACTCATTACCCTCGGTCGATCCATCATTGACTCGAAACGTATATCAGCAAGATGCTTCGACATTGAATTTAGATCGTAAAATTGATGCAATAATTACCAGCCCACCATACATGGGGCAACTTGATTATGCTCGTGATAATAGATTAAGACTTTATCTCATGGGTATTGAAGAATGGTCTACCCTTAATAAAAGCATATCACCGAGCGCTACTCGATTTGTCGAGCAATTTGGTATGTGTCTAAACTCATGGCGTAAAAATTTACGTCACGGTGGAAAATTGGCAATTTTTGTCGGAACAACAACAAACACCACTAAAAAAAGACTTGACGATATTGTTATTGATTTAATCAATAGTAATTGGCCTGACTACGAATTAACAGACAGAGTATCAAGCGAGATACCAGAAGCCCGGCGTGCAAGAAAAAATTGCAAAGGAAGTGTTGCTGAATCTCTTTTGATATTTGAATATAAATAAGGAGAATCTCTTGAAATCAGTGGCTATGTTTAACAATAAAGGAGGAGTAGGCAAGACTACCTTGACTTGCAATTTAGCCTCTTTTATAGCTATGAATTTTAAAAAAAGAGTGCTAGTGGTTGATTGCGATCCACAATGTAATTCTACTCAACTTATCATGGGGGTAGAGCAATCAGCAGAATTATATATTTCTCAAGATAATAAAATTAGCACTATCAAAGATGTTCTTCAACCTATTGAAGATGGTGATTCAACAATAAATACAAAATTAACGTTTCTCAAATCAAGCGAAAATAGATTTGGCGTTGATTTGCTGCCTGGACATCCTTATTTTGCTATAATTGAAGACAGACTTGGCACGGCTTGGGGACAGCTTAGAGCTAGAGACAGGCAAGGTTTTAGACAAACAAATTGGAACACACTGCTTTGTAACTACTTGGAAGATAAGTATGATTTAGTTATGTTTGATTTAGGACCCAGTTTAGGCTCTATCAATAGATCGGTTTTAATGGGTTGTCAGCATTTTTTAACTCCTCTTGGTTCTGATGTATTTAGTATCATTGGAGTTAAAAACATCGCCTCATGGTTAAATAATTGGATTGATGATTATAACCATTCTTGGTCTGCACTCACTACTGAAGAAAAAGAGGATCTGCAGGGCAGATTTTCTGTATTAGATGCCCCAAGAATAAAAAAAGGTTTCATTGGCTATACAGTCCAACTATATATAACTAAATCATATGGAAAAGAACGAAGAGCTACAAAGGCTTATGAAGCAATCATTGGCAATGTCGATGATGAAATTAGAAACTCTTTAAAAGATTTTTATTGTGACAATTTGGTCCAAACTCCACAAAACTCGAAACTTGGAGATATTCAACATTTATATAGCCTTGTTCCATTAGCGCAAAAACAATCAGTTCCAATTCATGCACTCACAAGCACTGATGGATTAGTAGGTTCACAATTTTCAGCAGTCAGAGAATTTTCTAATAAGATTAGACCAATTGCTGAAAATTTACTTAGAAATCTTGGGATGCAATTTAAGGGTTAGATTATGATACATTGGCCGGATTCCTTAATAGATGAACTAGCTGCCCGCAGATGTGTAATATTTCTAGGCTCTGGGGCATCCGCACCCGCAACTAAACAAGTCGGTGAAGAGTTAGTACGCCCTCCAACTTGGGCTGGCTTGCTTAAAATTCTTTTAGATAAATGCCCGAATGATCCTCAGGGGTCTAAGAATAATGCTGAAATTTTGCTAAATAAAGAAAATTATTTGGACTGTGCTGAGATCATCAGAGAAACATGTTTATCAACCGCAGAGTACAATAGATGCATTAGCCAAACATTTTCCGGATATGAAGCAACTGATATTCATAAGGCTGTTGAGATATTAGACCAAAAGGTTGTCATTACAACAAACTTTGATTGTTTATATGAAAATCATTGTAGACAAGGAGAAGGAAGGGACGGCTATGCAATATTACGCTACTACGATGGTGGATTAATAGCACGTATGCGCTCCCCCACAAGGCTGATAATTAAAGCACACGGTTGCACAAGCGAGCCGGAGAGAACAATACTGACAAAGTCAGATTTCTTTAATGCCCGAAGTGACCACAAAGGCTTTTTTGATGCATTAGAAAGTATATTTCTAACGCATACTATTTTATTTATAGGGTATAGCATTAATGACCCGGAAATACAGTTAATCTTAGAAAACAACATCATTACTTATCCAAGCTCAAATCCTCACTATGCTACAATGCCTAAAGGTTCTCATCCATCCATACTCTCTGCATTCAAAAAAACTAATAACATTGATATTCTGGAATACGACAGTGCGAATAATCATGCCGAGTTATTGGACTGTTTAAACAGCCTATGTTCCCGGGTAGAGGAAAGAAGATCAGTCATGGCCTAAATTATAACTACTCAGTCCTTTGAACTAAGAGCTACTATGCCGGGAATTCCCCGGCATTTTAGTCTTCTGTGAAAACCATACTGACTTCGGCAGACTATACTGTTTCAGGCACTTCCACCAGCAGAAGACTTTCCAGTTCTTGCACGCGTTTGCAGGCATCTTTAAGTGAAGCGTCCATACTCATCCCTTCCTCTTGTTGATTGAGGGGACCACGGTTCGTGCATAAACAATGACTCCATCATCGGGACGTTTACACGGCAAATAGATACCAGGCCGAGGCCACAGAGCAATGAAGCGTGGTTGGCTGTTTTCGAGACGGTGACATGCTTTCTCACTCATTACGCCGACCGGGCAAAGAGATTCCTCTACGTGCTCGAGTTCGCCGATGCGCTGCTGCGCCTTCTCCAGCACCTCTAGCAGTGCGTCGAGGTCTTCGAGCTTTACAAACGTAATATTGTCGCCGAATTCTTTTACGTGGGCTGAGCGGCGCTTAAGGCTGGCTAACAACCTGGTAATATTAGTCATTCTGCGAACTCCCTACCTTTCGAACGTTGTGTCTGCAGCAGTTGTTCGAACCTCATTCTGATCGGGTTACCGCAGCCAAACGGCATATCGTTAACTCTCCACGTAGGCGAACCATTTTTGGTGCCCGTCCGGACAATTCGTCCGGTACCCACCAACTGCTTAACCTGCCCACTGACAGAACTGCCACTACGCCCCAATGCTCTGGCTATTTCGCCGGACGTCATATCCGGGTTAGCCCTGAGGAATTCAAAAACGGTTATTTCATTGCGATATTTAGATTTGATTTTTTTGGTCATGGTCAAAACTCGTTTACTTGGTTAAACCTGCCGCCTTTCGGCGTTTGTACTCTTCCATCAGAATCTGCGCTGGCGTCGGTCCTGCTGGATGTCTCGGTGCTGCCAACTGCTGACGAATTGGCGGAATCGAAAATCCGTTAGCCAGGTGTTTGGTCCATTTCGTGAGTAAGTTTTCTGCCAGTTTTTTCAGCTCCCCCTCCGTCAGGTTCCTCTCAACTCCGGTTCTGCGCATCTCAATGCAAATGTGATACAGAACATCCTGTTTCCATGGGTATTTGTCGCTTCCCGAATATCGGTAAGACTCGTTTCTCCAGCGTTTGTACTCCGCCATCACTGCATCGGATGTCAGATTGAACGGGTTAGCACCGCTAGCAGATACCAGCGCGACGAACTCAGCGAGATCCGGCGGCCATGTGCTGCCCGCGGCGCAACGCTCCATGCACTGCCGGCAAACCAGCGTAATCTGGGCTTCACTCATCGACCCAATCTGAGCGATCCAGAGTTCTGATGGTTCCTCTCCGTTCTTCAGGATCCATCGGTTCGAAAAGATTTCGCCCATCACTTCCCATAGGCGCCACGCCGTTTCTACGGCCGTCTGTTCCCGCAGCTCGCAACCGTTGCTCACGGGCGGCTCGAATCTGTTGAACAGCTCTGGATGCTGCTGGCTCTGCTCGTACTCCCACATGATCGTTACCCCCATTCACTGGTTTTTTCTGGCGGACTTCCGCACGGTTAAGATGTCTTGCTAGTTTTTGCTCCCATTGGACCTGGTGAAACGCCCTGCCTTCAGCCTGCCAGTACGCGATGAAGCTGCTTAACTCGGCAGCAAGATTTATCCCCGGTCTTAATGGCATTCCCCAAATGGTTGCCAGTCGGGGAAAATCCTCGGAAGGTTTCCACCCGAAATACATCGCAAATTTTCCGAATGCTTGTGTTTCACCAGGAACTATTCCCGGTTGATTCGGATAGTCAGGCACAACTGGTTCGATCAGAACCCTATGTGTGGGGGTTATATCTTTTGGTTCCTCTGGTAGATTCCGGATCCCGTTTTTGGGATCGTTTGACGGAAAAAACGGGATCGTTTGGTTGTTTTGCGTACAGGAAACAGTCCCGTTTTCGGGTGCCTTTTCAGCTGTAACAACCCCGTTTTCGGGTATGTTTAAACGATCCCGTTTTTGGTAATGTTCCCGTTTTTGGGTGTGTTCAATTTCAGCAACGCTTTCTTCCACACCAAGAAGTCGGTAAACCGGGATTTGTTTAGTCTTTCCACGCCGTTCACCTGTATCTTCAATAAGCCCGATCGAAACCAAATACTGCAGGCTCGACTGGACCGTTTTCTTATCCAGCTCAGTTGCTTCAGCCAGCGCAGGAATGGATGGAAAAGCACAGAGATCAGCTCCGCACATGTCAGCCATCCAGGTCAGAACAGCTTTTGCAGAGGACTTCCCTGTCTTGACTTTTTTGGCCCATCGCATTGCGTCAATGCTCATGAAGCCCCCCTATTTTCTGTACGGTACTCATTGTCAAAACTCGATTAAAAAAACTGTGGCGCTACGGCGCTTATGCTCGCCAGTAGTGGTCCCGCCGCATCTGCAGGAAGCATGTTAAAAAGTGCAATTGCTGCCTCCCGAATTTCACGCTCTAACTTCTGCAACGGAGCACCAAGCAATTTTGCCTGGTGCGCTTCGCTACACTCTTTGATTGCTTGAGCCACCAGCTCGCTTTCAGTCAATCCACGTTTCAATCCGTGTTTGCGCGCAATCTCAATAGGCATCGCATCAGCGATCGCTCCTGAAAGCTGCATGACGTAGCTGGTGTACTTCTCTGATCCGGATTCGTTTTTCAGGTAGCGGTACAGATTCTGTTTATTGACGTTTATTCCGCGACCGTTTTGTTTTCTCCATTGCTCATCCACCAGCTGCGCGATGTGGTCCTGTGCACGTCCAGGTAAAGTCGACTCCCATTCCTGAACGGCAGCAAAAATTGCTCTACTCTTCATCAGAGCCCGGCGTAGACCGGAAAACTGATTTTCTGAGTTCAGTTGCAGGCCCATTACCGGGTTATGATCTTTAAAAGAGATGGTTTGCATACTTACTCCTTCGGTAATCCATCCGTTGGGTTTGGGTAGAGATCTGGTCTGAGTTCATGCGGAGTAACTTTCCACTCCAATGCCTTACTGACTTTCAGAACCAACTCGCCGGGAACTTTATGTTTGAACCAACCATTTACTGTTTGTGCTCGCCGATTAAGCCGCCGTCCGATTTCCGATTGGCTACACACGGCAAGTAATTTTTTTTGAAGTGATGGCTTCATGCGCTGCTCCACTAAGAACTGTAAATTTGAATTACAGTTTAATCAGTTTATTTCGATAGTGTCAAATCATTCGATATGAGGCCTGAAGAAAAAATCTGTATAATCTTTCTCATGTGTTTGTTTGGGTGGATGAAGATGAACTTTGGTGTTCGACTGCAACGAGTCTTAGATGAGATAGGAATGTCTCAATCAGAACTGGGGCGGAGGATCGGTGCGACATCCCAATCAGTGAATGGCTGGTGTCAGGCTGGAATCCTTCCCAGGAAAGAAATGCTTGAGCAACTTCCTGATATAACAGGAAAACCTTTGTATTGGTTTTTCATGACAGATGAAGACGAAGAGACGCTGCAGCCGCCAAGATCGGAAGATATCTATGTCCTTACCCCGGAGACCAAAAAGCTCATAGAAATTTACGATCAGCTTCCTCAAGTGGAGCAAGAACGATTCGTCGGGTTAATGCAGTTAAGGCTGGAAGAACTCGATGCTTTCATGAACGAATATTTAATGAAACGAAAGAAAGACTAGAACAGCCTTACCCACCCCTTCATAAGCGCCGCCTTCGGGCGGTTTTTTTGTGCCTGCTCCCCACCTCACATCCAATTCTGAAATTTAAATCATCAGTTTTAATTGACATCTGTAGTTTATATCGATAATACTATCTCCGTCCTATGGCGTCATCGAGGCAGGAAGCCCACGAAGTAGCTGCCGGCGGCATACGAAACACCGGATGAGATGACAGCAACATTAATCGCAGCAGGTTATAACGTTCCGCCGGCCGGCGTTACAGGCATGAGATAGGGCATCACTATGAGAATAGATATATCCAAGATAGGGAAAATTTACTTTTTACTCGTCTCCCCAATCAAACTCTCTGTCGCGCAGGATTTGGAGGCCCGATTCGGAGACCGCGTAATCATTGCAGCTTTTGGTACTGATATCACGTCCATGGGCCTGGCACCAGGTGATGAAATCGTAAGTGCTGGCTACCACCTTCACAGCCTGGATACCGCTGTTTTCGTAGCGCTCCACCATGTTATCGGTGCGAATACGCCAATCATGATAGTCAATAAGGGGGTGGAGAATACTCATTTACCTGCCGCCCTCTTAGAAGGCGGCGAGATGACAGCTAATGCTATTCAAAAAGCTGTTATTTATTCAGTGATTCAAACTCATCAGGGGGTACAGCCTGAACACGTTCAATCAGTGCAGAAAGCTCGTAAAACGCGGCCTTAACAGACTCCGGATTATCAGGTCTGTCGGCATTTAATTTTAGGCCATTCACTACATCAGACTTAACCGCTGGCATCCGGACAGAAATTGATGCAATAGCAAAAGTAAGAGCGGCCTCCAAGGCCTCGATTTTACGGAACATATGTTCAGCATTTAATGGTGATTGACTCATTAGTATCCCTTCTTGGCTGTGTGAGAGCACCAAGAATACCACCGAGCCTGAAGTGGTGAAAAGACAGGCATGACGACTATCAGGCTTTGCAATGCGGTGAATGCGGCTATGCGCACGCGGCACAGTTAAAAAAGTAAACATGGCGGTTATTCACACGTTGTGGGGAAAAAGTTGTCGGCGGTAGTTGTTAACTGGCTGCCGTCACCGGGAGGCACCCGGCGCCGCATTGCAAAACCACATCCTAATACTGAGTTAACTGGAGATAACTATGAAGGATTTTTCCCGAGTACCTACCGTGAACCAGGCGACCCGCCTGAACTGGTTCGAGGTGAGACTACGCCAGCTGTGTTACTTGCTGGCGCAGAAAGGAAACCCTGAGGCTGAGGCATGAATACCCTGTTTGCCCTTGTCATCAGCGTTTGTGCTCTCACTGGTGAATGCTCTGATGTTCTGATCGGTGTTTATCCATCAGAGGCCAGTTGCAACAGCAACGCCGATGAACAAAAAGTACAGGGCCAGTGCCTCCCCTACCGAAATGCACAAAAAATGGCTGACGACCAACAGCCTGCAGTGAGTTTTTGAATCGAGTTTTGACCAATGGCCATTACGGCCGGAGAAGTGATTATGGAATTTGGAATGAAACGCGTTCTGGCATCTGTCCAGGCCGCCGCCACTTTGAATAAGCTCTATGACGGCTCGCCTGTTTCACTGACGGCCATCAGTAAAGAGTCAAAGCTGTCTACTTCATACCTTGAGCAGATCTTCAAAAAGCTGCGGGCGGGTAACCTGGTTATTTCACAGCGTGGCCCAGGTGGTGGTTATAGCCCCCGCGGCGATGACATCACCGTTACAGAAGTGATCACTGCGGTATCTAAACTGCCAGCCCATAAAACTTTTGAGCCTATCCTGCGAGCGCTTGACGACGTTCGCGTATCACAGCTGCTGCGGGGCGATTCACCAGCCCCATAAAGCACAAAACCCGCGCAAGGCGGGTTAAGTACCCGGTCAGCCGACCAAAGCTTTCCGGAATCGAGTTTTGACCAATGACTACCACCAGGGCGGCTGCCATCAGCTGCCGGGTATCTTACAATCCAAAGGAGCCCAAACGCAATGAACAACTACCCGTATCTCATTAAAGCGAAGGCAAAAGCAAACGAAGCGAAAAGTCTCTTCTGCTGGTTCTCTGCTAAATCCGATTCTCGCGCCGAGCGCAAAATCCTGGACATCCTGGAAGACGCTGAAATTAACGTTGGCCGCGGCGCCAGCCATCAGCTGCCGATCCGCACCAACTGGCTCATCGTTGATGACTTACCGGAAGAAGGTGTACTGGATGACACCTGGTGCGATCGCTACGAGCTTGGTGGTGAAGACGGGCTGACATGGCAAAAAATCGTTGCGCCGGCGGCTGCTGAACCACAGCCCTCCAGTAAACCAGAAAACGATATCTCTCCTGCAAATAGCGATGAAGAGGACTATTCGAACAATGAAGAAGCACTCTTCAACCTAGCGGAAATGTCATTCCGCACGCAGCTGCTTGCCCAGTATATGGCCGACGAGCGTCACGTGTATCACATTAGCATTCCTCATCGTAACCGCCTTTCAGCGATGGAAATGGATACGGATAATCACGGTGTGCAGAATCTGCTGCTGACGGCAGAAAATATTCCGGAGCTTAAAAAATATGATATGCCTGGCCTGTGGAAATTTACCAGTGCATTTAAGAGCGTATTTCCTGCGGGGAAACGCCATGAGCTCGGCAAGCAAATTCAGTTCGCCAAATTGTGGCTTGAAACGTCGCACATTGACCGCGGGATCCTTACAAAGGAATGGGCTGCTGGAAACTATATCACCTCAATAAACAAAACCGATGCCGGCGCCAATGCTGGCGGCGGTAACAAAACTGACCGCAATCCGGATTATCAGCATTCGCTGGATACTCTGGATATAGAGATCGCTCTTGCAACGATGCCTATGGATTTTGACATCTATAATTTTCCGGCATCAGTCCACCGCCGCGCGAAGGAAATAGTACAGAAGAAAGAAAGTCCATTTAAAGAATGGTCTGCAGTATTACGGAGCACACCAGGCATCCTTGATTATTCCCGTGCAGCGATTTTTGCACTGATCAGGGAAGCATCCAGTGGAATAACTCCTTTTCCAGATCGGTTGCGTGGCTACATCAACGCGAATCTGACTGAACATAAGCATGATACCCCGAGCGCTGAGACGCTTACCAAGGCGGGACATATTCCATCTGCTGCAGTCACTCTGGATGCAACAAACCAAGTAATCGCCGGAGAGGATAGCAGCGCAAAACTGGAAACACTCTCCTCCGACATTAAAGCAGTTGGTACCGAACTGGTAAAAGAGGCTCAAAAGCAACGTCCGGACGCTAATCAGGTTCTGGCCGCAGAGCGCGGCGAATATGTTGAAGGGGTTAGCGACCCTACGGATCCGAAGTGGGTAACCGAAGACCTTACCAAGACCAGGCAGCCTGAAGTTTCAAAAATTGGGGACGGAGTATTTTCCATTGAAGGTCTTGTTGACGTTACGGGCAAGGTTAACCAAAAAGAAAAAACAGATGAAGTTGTTCATCAAACGGATTCTGTAGATATTGAATCCGGTCATCATAATAAGGAGGAAGATCAGCCAATTGATTATGTTCACGTTATGGTTGATCTGGAAACCATGGGTAAAAAACATAACGCCCCTATCGTCGCTATTGGTGCGGTTGTTTTTGACCCGGCAACCGGCTCTATTGGAGAAAGTTTCTATAAAGTCGTATGCCTTGAATCCTCCGTGAACTGGGGCGCCGTAATCGATCCGTCTACTGTTATCTGGTGGCTTAAGCAGTCCTCCGAAGCACGCTCTGCGATCGTAAATGATGATGCTATCCCGTTGCAGGATGCATTACTCCAGTTCAGAGAATTTGTTTCTGATAATGTCGCTGGTGGGAGCAAAAAGGCGCAGGTATGGGGTAACGGTGCGTCATTCGACAACTCTATTCTGCGTTCTTCTTACGATTGCATTGCTGAAGATTATCCGTGGGAATACTGGAACGATCGGGACGTACGAACAATGGTAGAGCTCGGCCAAGCCATTAGCTTCGCCCCCAAAACAACGATCCCGTTTGAAGGGTCTCGTCACAATGCCCTCGCTGATGCTATTCATCAGGCCCGTTATGTATCAGCGATCTGGCAGCGAATAATTGCCGGCAATCAGGTGCTGCAAAAATTGATGCAAAACTGATTTTGTATTTTCAGATACTGGCCCAGCAATGGGCCATGATGAGGTAAAACATATGCTCCAGATGTTAACCCTTGAAGAGTGGGCAAACGAGAAATACAGAAGCAATCCTCCAAGTGTTTCCACTCTCAGGAATTATGCTAAACAGAATATGTTTTCTCCCCCAGCCAAAAAAGAAGGTCGATTCTGGCGCGTCAGGGAGGATGCTGAGTTGGTCGGTACATTGACCACTCCTGTAGTAAAGAAAAGCGACCCTGTTCTTTTGCAGAGGATTTTGAACGATGGCTGCCAGACCACGTAAAAATAATATATCTATTCCAAATTTATACCCGCTCTTCAGCAGAAAGGTTAATAAAGTATACTGGCGTTATAAGCACCCGATAACTGGTAAGTTTCATAGTCTAGGAACAGACGAAGCAGAGGCCACGGCAATAGCTATTGAAGCAAATAAAAGACTGGCGGAACAACAAACCCGCCAGATAATGGCAATCACTGACAGAATTTCCACCAGCTCAGGAAAATCAATATCAACTAACACCTGGCTTGAGCGTTACTGGAAGATTCAGCAGGAAAGATTGAAGTCCGGAGATATTAAAGAAAACACTATCAAACAAAAAGCAAAACCAGTATCTCTGCTTAAGGAACGGGTAGGAATGAAATTAATATCCGCTGTCAATGTTCGAGATGTTGCGCAAATTCTTGATGAATATTTAGCGGAGGGACAACCCAGAATGGCTCAGGTCATTCGCTCTGTCCTAATAGATGTTTTTAAAGAAGCTCAGCATGCGGGAGAAGTACCTCCTGGTTATAACCCTGCACTAGCAACTAAACAACCTCGTAGAAAGATCACTCGCCAGCGCCTCACTCTTGAGGAATGGCAAAAGATTTTTGATATAGCCGATGAAAATCACAAATACATGGGGAACGCCATGCTTTTAGCCATAGTAACAGGACAGCGACTAGGTGATATATCCCGTATGAAATTCTCGGACATCTGGGACGATCATCTACACGTTGAGCAAGAGAAAACCGGAAGCAAAATCGCTATACCATTAGCTCTGCGTTGCAACGCAATCAACTGGAGCCTACGAGATGTAATCAGTCGTTGCCGGGATTATGCAGTAAGCCCTTATTTGGTTCATTTCTTTAGAACCACCTCACAGGCTGAGCGAGGAGCACAGGTGAAACCCAGAACACTGACCATGAATTTCAGCAAGGCAAGGGACAGTGCCAATATTGACTGGGGACAAGGTACACCGGCAACTTTCCATGAACAAAGATCGCTTTCCGAGCGGTTATATAAAGCCCAGGGTATAAACACGAAAGATTTACTTGGACATAAAACTCAACAACAAACGGATAGGTACCATGATGATCGAGGTAAGGGGTGGACAAAAGTGGCCTTATGA